AAAGCTGAAAAAATTGCAGACCTTGAAAAGCAATTAGCGGATGCAAAGGCAGAAACGGAAGCAAAAAATTTACAACTTGAAGAAGTAGTAAATGAAATCAAAGCAATGAAAAAAGAAATCAAATCTACTTTTAAAGCTGAACCGATTTTAGCTAAAAAAGAAGATGATAACAACAACCAAAACGATGCAAAAAAAGCATTAGAAAACTTAAAACAAAAAAGAAATGGCAAGTTTAATTAACAACGGAACTTTCTCCTTTAACAAGGAAGAATTAAAAGATTGGTCGAAAGTAATCAATGAATTGACTTTCGCAGACCCTGATTTGAATGCTCTACATGATATTCAACAAGGGATTAAATACAACACTCAAATTGTATTCGCTGGTCGAATGGGATTAATGGGTAAGGTAGTAAGTGGATGTACTCCGAACGCAGTTAGTGGTATCACTTTAACGGAAAAAACTTGGACACCAGTTGAATTTGATTTTAGATTAGAACATTGTTCTGCTGATGTAGATGCGCAAGACAAATTAGTACGTCAAATGTCAAGAATGAATCCTGACTTTTACAATGTAATTGAGGGAAGTCAAAGTGGTATAGGTAACTTTTTAGTTGCAAAAGTAACAGAGAATTGGAAAGAAAATTTAATCCGTCAAGTTTGGTTTTCTGATACCACAGCAGAAACAATTGCAAACGGAGGTGTTTTGAAAAACGGAACTGATAAAGCATATTTTAATGGATTTGATGGTTTGTTCAAACAAATATTCGCTGATATTAATTCAGGAGATTCAAATTTTGTATCTATAACTAAAAATGCTGGAGCTTCATACGCATTGCAGGCTTTAGCTTCGGGAGATGCAATTGCTACTTTAAAATCAATGTACAATAAAGCTGATTCAAGATTAATTGATAGCGGTTTGGCTAAATTCTATGTAACACGTTCTTTATGGGATGGTTACCTTAATGATTTGGAAGATGTTCAAAATTCAGGAGCTGGTAACACTATGATTAACGAAAAAGGTCAAATTTCATTAACATACAGAGGTATTCCAGTTATAAAAGTAGAAGTTTGGGACAGAGTTATTAAATCATACCAAGATAACGGAACTAAATTAAATGTTCCTCACAGAGCTTTATTAACAACCCCAACTAATATTCCAATTGGAACTTTAGCGGTTGATGACTTTGGAAAATTAGAAGCGTTTTACGACATGTATCACAAAGTAAATGTTATTGATGCGGTTTATTCCATTGATGCTAAATATCTTGAAAATTATATGACAGTAGCGGCTTACTAATTGTAAGCCCTACTTTAACTTTTAAAAAAAAAATATATGGCAACAGTATGCGGTTTATTAGATGCTGATTTCGTTTTATCTTGCGATGACAAAGCAAAAGGCGGATTAGAAAATGATGTTATTTTAGTGAATTATAGCGATGTGAATTATGCAGCGTTAACTTTGGATTCAAGTAATAAAACTATTGTAACTAACTTCCAACTTAAGAGTGGGAAAGTTGGTTATTTATTGCAAGGCGTTAAGCAAGTTAATAATACTTCTTATGAATTAGTAAAACAAGAATTTTCTTTTGATACTTTCAAACACTTATTTAATGGTGTTATATTAACTCCCAATTCTGCAAACAAAGAACAAGCTGAAAAGCTGGCTTCGGGAGGTCGTTATGTAGTTATTGTTAACAGAAAATATAAAGGAGCTTCAAATGCGGATGCTTTTGAAATTTACGGGTTGGGTTCTGGATTAGATTTGGAAACAATGACTTACAACTCGAAAGAAAACAACGGAGTGATTTCTTTTACTTTGGCAAGTGCAGAGGGCGAAGAAGAAACAGGAGTTCCTAAAACATATTTAGATACTGATTATGCTACTTCTTTAGTGGCTTTTGAAGCTAAATTTGCTGAAGTATAATGACTTTTGACTGGACAAAAATAGATACAAATACTATTATCGGGGGCATAGCTCCCGATGGTGGTATCTATTTAAAATCATTCTTAATAGATTATAAAACAGAATTTAGTGTTGAGGTTGTAAATGCTTCTTGTCCAAAGTGTATCAAAGACTATCACAATGAATTTATAAAAAAATACGGCAATATGGAAAATCAATCAAAATACAGATTGCACCCTAAAAGAGAGGGATTACAATTAGAGTTTGGAAGCTCTATTTTTGTAAACAATAAAAACATCACAGACGATTACGCTGAAAAGTTAATCAAAAAATATTCTGAATTAAGAGCAGATTTTACTTTAGATTATTTATTCTCACATTATCCAAAACAAACTAAAAAAGAAGTAGTTGAAACAACTGAAACTCCAATAGTAAGAAAACCACGTAAAAAACGTAAGTAATGAAAGTCGATATTCTTGACATAGTAAAGAATGTCGTAAAATGGAATGAAAAATTAGACGTTTATACTAATGGAGAAGATAACTTGTATCCTGAACGTATAGATAGGTTAATTAACAATTCCATAACGGCAAAGATGGCTTCGGATTTAATGATTCAATACATTATTGGGGGTGGATTAGGCAATGCTGATAACTATAAAATTTCTGACAAACAAAAATTAATAGATTTTGCAAGCGATGTAACCGAAGATATTGTTAAAAATAGGGGGATTTTTATTCATTTTGATTATAATTTAGATTTTGAGCCTGTTAATCCAAAAGTACTTCCATTTGAAAGATGTCGAATAGGGAAAAAAGATAGCACTCAATACAACTCGAAAATTCTTTATAAAAATGATTGGAATGATAAAAAAGAAAATCCTATAATTTTTAATACATATAACAACGATAAAACTATTGTAGAGTATCAAATAAACAAAGCAGGGTCAATTCAAAAGTACAAAGGTCAAGTTTTATTTATTAATTTAGATAGAAACTACATTTATCCACTTTCAAGAATTGATGCTGTTATGAATGATTGCGATTCGGAAGCGCAGGCATCTATATATCGTAATCAATTAATGCGTAAAGGTTTTTTCGGTAAACAATTAATCGCAACAACTCCACTTATAACCAATAACGAACCCGAATTCGTTACAGACGCAAATGGCGTATTAAGACGCAATATTGAATGGCAACGAAAAGAAGATGAAGCCACAAGAGTAAAGGGCGTAATTGAAAGTTTTATCGGTGCTGATAATGCTGGTGGTGCTTTACTTATGCAATTACCTGACTTTGAGGGCAAAATTGACGATGTATTTCAAATTAAAAGAATTGAAAGCGAATTAAACGATAAAATGTTTGAATATACTGAAAATCAAACTTCTAAAAACATTTTAATGGCTTTTAATAACTTGCCTGTTGGACTTGTAAAATCTCCTGATAGTGCCTTGTTTGGCAATAGTGGAGAAAGTTTAAAAGCGATGCAAGATATGTATTGGAAAAACTGCGACAGGGACAGGAAAATAGTTGAAACAATTATTAATGATATTGTACAAAATCAAGAGACTTGGCAAGGTGGGTATATTGAGTTTTTAATGTTAGGAGAAAAAGCTAAAGATACAGAATTAGACACGACAGATGAAGAAATTTCTTCAAGATTTTCAGAGTTTGGAGTTGGTGGTGTTCAGGGTATTTTATCAATTCAGCAATCAGTTAGTCAAGGTTTAACTGACTATGAAAGTGCAATTGCTGTTTTATCAATAATTTATGGTTTTGAAGATAATTTAGCAAGAAAAATTTTAGGTACTCCAATTGAAAAAGAATTAACTAATATTTTAGGAAAATGAAGCCATTAGTAACACTATCGGAAGTACAACAATTTAAGCAAGTTTCGGATTCAATAAACAAGGCTAAATTTAACGAATTAGTTTTACAAGTTCAGCAAATGGAAATTTATCCACTTTTAGGAGAAGATTTATATTGGGCAGTTATTAATGATTCAACAAATTATTTAGGGTTATTAGATGGTGGAACTTATGAATATCAAGGTAAAACCTATCAAAATGTAGGGTTAAAAGCGGTTATTTCTCATTATTTGTATGCGTATAAGGCTTTTTATGGCGATGTAAATGATACTGCTTTTGGACTTCGTGAAAAATTAAACAATGATGTTTCAAAACAAGTTGATACCTCAATGAAGAAAACTTTATTTGAACACAATTGTAAATATGCTTTTAATCTTTGGCTAAACGTTGAAAGATTTTTAGAAAGAACAAACGAGCCACTTTATAAGTGCGGACAAAAAATTAAAAATACTAATTTTATAATTTCAAAAGTAGGTAGATAATGACAATTATTAAAAACATAGATTCTAAAAGATTTTCTTTCAACAAAATAGAGTACTATAAAAATTTTACTCCTGTTGTTGTAGGAAATAAAATTAGAATACTTAATACTTATGATAGTTCAATTGAGTTAACATCCTACCCTACTTTATTCAATGATTTTGTTGTTGATGGTGTTACTTATTCAAGTGTTCTTTCATTACAAAGTGCATTGCTCCCTGTGCTATACACAAGAGATACTTTAGGGGGCGATTCTTATTTTGTACCTAAATACTATATTCATAACTGGACACAAAGTGAAGAAAGTTTTTATAATCCCTTTTCTCCCGATTCTGCAAATGTTAATATAAGAATGGAATCGCCAGGATTAGACCCATATTATTATATTTCAGCAGTTTTTGATGAGCCTACATTAATAAGTAAAATATTATATGCTTGTGGAAGTACAGATGAACCAACGAATAGAAATATAAAAGGGTTTGCTCTTTTAGGTTCAACCTCTCCAGTATTAAATAATGCAGCAAGCGGTGCATATCCTTTA